GAGACATTACAAGTCAAGAGACCTTTCCCAATGAGGTAACTTGGCCTGTACCCCCACAGTAAAGGATAAAATATGACATATAAACTAGGAACACGCAGTATGCAGAGCCTGTCAGGTGTACACCCTGATATGATTGCTGTAGTTAAACTTGCGATCACAATTACTGGAGTTGACTTCACGGTCATCGAAGGTATTCGTAACATCAACCGTCAGCGTGAGTTGTTCAAGGCTGGTAAGTCTACTACAATGAACTCACGACACATCACAGGACATGCTGTAGACATGGTTCCTTGGCCCGTAGACTGGGAAGACCTCGAACGCTTTGAGGTTATGGCTGAGGCTATGAAGTTAGCATCAGAAGAACTAAAGATTCCTATCGTATGGGGTGGAGACTGGAAGAGTTTCTACGATGCACCTCACTTTGAACTTGATCGTAAGGCATATCCAAAATGAGTAACAAATCTTGGGGCGTAAACAAAGAGATTCCCCTGACAGTAATTATCGCTGGTGCCATGTACACCGTCACACTAATCTGGTTCTTCGCTGACTTGCAGAATAACGTGACTTCTAACAAAGAACGTATCATTCGTGATGAAGCCCGTATTGAAATCCTTGAGAACATAGTACAGTCTCAAGCAGTCTCTATGGCTCGTATTGACGAGAACCTTAAGGCTATTCGAGAGATGGCTGAGTTCTGGTCGAACCGTTAGATGAAGACTTATAAACGTGAAGTGGCAATAGTCTTATTCATATGGCTGGCTTATATTGTGGAGACTAAAGATGTTAATACTATTGAAATCTTGGTGTGGCCGATCTTTACGTTTAGTGCTTTGGCTTTTGGTATGGATTGGTTTGGTAAGTCTGGCGGGGTGCGGGGCCAGTCCCCTGAGCTTGCTGACAGGCGGGGGAACGAACGTAGCAGCGAACACACAGATAGGTAGAGAGAACACACAGAACGTAGGTCTTAATACATCTCTACGACCCCAATTAAGGGTAGAGGCACCTGTAGAGACTGTCGTACAAGACACTAGCACTACCAAGAACACCGAGATTGATCCACTTATGCTGATCCTCTTAGTGCTTGGCTGGTTGGCTCCTTCACCTAATGAGATGGGTAGGGGAATACTAAGACTCTTTAGACGTAAGTAAACACAAAGAAGCCCAAGGTATCCATTACGGACGCCTTGGGCTTTTCTGATTCTAGGTCGTGTCTTCGTCGTCAAGTAGTCCTGCAACACCTTGGTATAAGATTTCTATGTCTGTTGTTAGCTTGCCTACCTTGTAAGCTAGGAATACTGATACTAATAGATTAGCAACGACAACCCCTTCAAACAAAGTCATTAGAGCTTCTCCTGTAGTTTGATAAGTCGGCCACCATACCACTCTGCCTTCTTCAAGTCCTCAATACCATTCTTATATCGCCATCGATGTAGATACTTTGCGATATTCCCTCGTAGGTATCCTACGTACTCCTCATACGACAAGAAGTCTTCGATGTAGTCGATACATTCGATCTTCCCTTGCCCATAGTGAATGGGGCGATTGACAGGACTAAAGGGCTTACCGCTGTCTTCACCATAACTCTGTTGTTCTTCTGTCTTCCATTTAGCCATTATAACGGTCCTTCTGTTAATAGTTCCTGTAGTTCTTTGCAGCCACCTACATGACTACCATCTGGTCGAAACACCTGTGGTAGTGTAGTAAGACCTGCTTTCTTCATCAGGTGCAGAACCCACTTACTGCTACCGTCTTGTACGTTATACACTTTATATTGCCTGTTGTTATTCTTTAGTAACACTTTAGCTACATCACAGAAGTTACATTGATCTCTAGTTATCACTACCCACATAATCTGTCCTTTGTTGGTTAGCAGTTTACCCACATGCTTAGGTGCAGTGTTTAGAAGTCTACTGAGATACCGACGACACCCTCTTGATACTTAAATCGGTCACCTAGCTGCACTGTACCATACACATGTACATTAGTAGAGATCAGGTAACCTAGAGTTAGGTCAGTGCCAGTGAAGTCTAGAGCTTCTGAGTTAGGCTTATTCCAACTTGTCGTGGCAGACAGATCAAAGTCACCGAAGTCTTTACTGTAAGCAAGGTTAAAGACAAGGGCTTCTGATTTCACTGCATACTCAGAGTTTGCACTAAAGTCTGCTGATGCTACAGAAGCTGTTGAGAGAAGGGCGATAGTTGCGATAGTAGTTTTCATGTTATTTCTTTCAGTTGTTTAAGTTATGATGAGCAGTTTAGACACATGCTCAGGTACTTAGTTAGACTAGATCAACGATTTCACAGCTATCCCCAGAACAAGCTAATGTCTGACTTCCTGCTGTGTTATCCTCTTCTTCATACTCAGACAGCTTACCCCAGTCAATAGACAAAGGCATCTTCTCTAGCATTTCTTCGTAAGCGTCTTTGCTACAGTCTTGATAAGGCGCTTGCTGATACGTATGCTCGTTAAACGGCAAGAACGATACCCCAGACATCTCATCAAAGTGCTTGTAAACGAAAGCACCTACTTCCAACCATTCCTCAGACTTGACGTTAATTGTCACAGAGGGTTTGTGTTCACACCAACTACGCTGGTAAGCCAACCACATTTCCAACTGCTGAATTGCTGTCATATCTGCTGTAATAACTGCACCACTCGGAGACTTCATAGGAAAGCTAAACACTGTTGTCATGTCTGGCTTCATTACGTCTGGCTCGTTAGGAATGCCTTGGTCACTCATAAACTGTGTCAGAGGGTCTTTGTTATCGCCACGGACAGTACGAATATAATAGGCTGAGTGACGAGCGTGAATCCCAGAAGCAGAATCGACAAGTTGGGATACCGTACCCGAAGGTTTAACACAGGTAATAGCAGTAGAAACAGGGATACCAAGGCGGTCAGCCCACTCAGCATTTGTAGCGACAGCAATAGATTTAAGGTGTTCAAGGGTCTTCTCCAATCCATTATTCTTTGTTGTCATAAGCGGGTTATCCATGATGCCAGTCAATGACACCCCAAGCAACCGTTCTTCTTCTGTGTTCTTCTGCCAAATCTTACGCAAGTAAGGAAACTTAGTATGAGTTGACTGGATCGTACCAAGAATAGTTGCGATACGAACCTTTCGTTCTAGGGTCTCAATGCTATCTGTAGATCGTACCACGCACTCTGTTAAATTACAGAACTGATATGGGCGCAAAATTATCTCGCTGCAAGGATTCGTACCGAACTCATAGTCTGGATCACGACGACCATTCTTAGCTGCTTGCTTCTTAGATGCCTGTCGGTTGAATACCCCACGTTCCCCTGATCCACTCTCAACCAATGACATCCATTCTCGCATAAACGACAGACTGTCAGGCTTCTCCGTATATGACACAGAGTTATTAGCCAAGGCTCGTTGTGGATCGTTCTCCCACCATGAACCACTCTTAGCATGACGCATACGATCATCTGACAGGTTACTCAAAGAGATCATAGCAGAGCGACGAACGCCTCCGACTACTACGACTTCACCAATCTTACACATGATGTCGTGGCACTCAACAGAACTAAGCTGACGACCCTCTGCTGACTTAAACACACGCACTACGAAGTCAAACAGATCAATCAAAGGTGCTGGACCTGATGCACGACCTCCGAATACCTTTAGCTTTGCACCTGCTGGACGAACAAGTGAGACATCCCATGAAGGCTTCTTACCTCCGTATAGATCAGCAATGACCTTACGAAGTGCCTTAGCCCAACCCTCTTTGCTATCCTTTACAACGATCAACTCCCCTTCACCAAAGCAATCTGGCACTACAGGTAGCTTAGAGATAAACTGTCGTTCAACAGAAAAGCCAACACCAGTCCCGCACAACAGAATAAACATAGCTTCGTCAAATGACTTAGGGTCATCTACAGGCATGTAGCTACAGTTATAGCCTGCTGTGTTGTCTCGGTTAAAGGCTTTACCTGCTGTCATCAACGCCCGCATCGAAGGCATTACCTCTAGATTAAGAATAGCCTCCTCAATGTCCTTGATGTAACTATCGTCACCAGCCGTAGGCTTAACGATGTTATCCATGTATCGAGTTACCGTCTCTCCCCAGTTCTCTCGTCGGCCTTTGTCCTCAAGCCAACGAGCATAACGTGACTTGTGAATGAATGACTGGTAGTCAGTCGGTAGCATGTTATCCATTATTCTTTTCCTCGTAGTTGTTTATCTTCTTCCATCCAAACCATACGGTCAATATCAGAACGACTGATACCAATGTCGTTTAGCTCTCGTGTAGTTAGCTGGTTAAGCTGCTTGATAGCCTGTCGGTGACTACGCCATGTAGCCAAGTAATTCATGTACCTCCAGAACCATGTCATCGGTTATCCCCCGATCCTTTAATTGTACCACGCTTCTGTCGGCTATCTAGTTTATCTACATTCATCTCAGCGACAGATTGAAGTGTGCCACCATATAGGTTTGCCAGTGCAGCTACATAAAACAAGACATCACCAAGTTCTTTCATCATCTCCTTCTTGTCCAAGTTAGTATTGTCACGAAGGCTCTTCTTTAGTTTCTCTGCAACCTCACCCGCTTCTCCTACGAGACCAAGGGTGTTTTCCATTTGTCGTGTGTAACCCTTAGTCAGGACTTTACCCTCTACCCATTGACTATAAGCTGCAAAAGGGTTCTTTGGAATCCCCTCCTTGTCAAACATATTTTGGTATCCCATATCTTCCATGTCGTCTCCGTTAATCATATTGATCTCCCATGAAACTGTGTTCCTTCTGCTTCTTTATCAAACAAGTACCAACAGCAATTGTCTTTCCCTACGCTCTTGCTACCCTCAATCCACTTAACTCTTCCCACACTTACTACCTTAACACAATAGGTCATGTAAACTGCTGACTGCTTTGTGTGCATCCAATCTGCGTCAAACAACAACCAAGTAGGGCATATGTTTAACCAATGCTCAAGGAACGGATGCAGTATCTTTCTATCCCAAGGTGGGTTTGTAATGCAGTAATCCATAACACCGTAAGAACCGAAGTCAAGGTCTAATGCGTCAGCTTCCCTAATGTGACTAGCTCTAGGCTCAATGTCCGACTGGAATATACACTCCCCGTGACCCTCAGTCAACTCAGTTATGTGTTGTACCAGTCGTCCATCTCCCGCACATGGCTCTACATAATCAAATGCGTAAGGCAAGTGCGGGATCAGAGGTTCTACAGCAGATATAGGTGTTGGGTAAAAGTCACGTTCAACCCTAACATAATCGCTACGTTTTCCCATACATCTCCCTCAAAGTCTTCATAGACACGAACTGAGGTTCATAGAACCCGTTAGACACCTCACGCTTCACCACCACACCAGACCACCAATCTCTGTTGGCTTGACCAGCCCAACTTTCTGGCGCTCCCTTAAAGCATCCAGCTACCAGTCCGATTGCCTTGGCACCATCCTTGAACTTCAAGTCACGCTTGTGTGAGTGACCACAAGTAGAACTCTGATACCTGTGGTTCAAGAGGCTATTAGCATGATGTAACCCAGACATAGCAGAACCAAAATTCCCTGCACCAAAGAAATGAGCGTAAGATACTTGATCGTAGTCAACAATCGCTGGCGCTCCATGTTCATACTCATGGTATTCATCGAACCAGTGCTTCGTTTGAAGATGCCCGAAGGAAATCCCGTACTTACTTCCCTCAAGTCTTGGGTCTGTTTTGATTGCTCTTTTGATACGTTGCTCATGGTTCCCCTCAAATCCGAAGTAGTTAGGACGCTTACGTTTATGATGCCTGAACTTCCATCGTAGACGTTCTTGTGCATCATTATACTGGTTAATGTCAGCCTCGTAGTTCTGGCTAACGATTGCTTCTGGGGAACGAGTGTCGAATGTATTTAACGACCGCATGTCAGCGCCATCCCCCAAGTCAACGACATAATCAGGCTTGAGGTCATACAAGAACTCTCCTAACCAGTTGAACCGCTCATTGTCCACCGAAGGATCAACGTGAGCGCAACTAAATACTACTACCGTTTTACCCATTTGCTACCTCCATTTCCATCAGTGCCACTCGTACTTCAAAGTCTACTTTCTCAAGTTGTTCTTTACTTAGCTTCTTTAGTGCTTCCATTACTTCAACCATTCGTCGGGAATCCTCTTGTCTGAGTAGATGAACCCATGCTTATCGCACCAGTCACCATATGTTGATTTAGAACCCTTGTTAATCTTACCACGAGAGTTACTAAATACGAATCGTATGTCTAACTTAGGGTGTTGCTCCTTTACCTTCAAGTGCTTCTTTCGATCAGCAGCTACAAACCGTCCCTTTGATTCAATGATGATACCGTTAGGTAAAATAAAGTCAGGGGTGTAACTCTTGTTCTCGTTTAAGACCCATTTAATCTTCATGGTCTCATACTCGAAAGTCACACCCCTTTGCTTTAAGTCAACAGAGATGTCATCCTCAAGACCTGATCGGTAGCCATTCTTTATTGCGTGTTGTCGTCTACTGGTGGTTGCCATAGCTGCCCTTCATACCTCCGTAACCATAGTAGCCTAGCGTTCTCAATGATACGCTCTGTATCACCGTCATAGGCTTTCACACAGGCTCCCCAGAGGTCATCTACTGACTTACACTCTGCTAGTAACTTCTCTGCTTTCTTAGGGCCAATTCCTCTCAGCCCCTTGATGTTGTCTGCTGCATCCCCTGTTAGTATCTGGGTGTAGAAGAACAGGTCTCCCTGCCACTCACTAACCTGCGTCCACTCTTTCCTGTTAAAGTTAAAGTGCCAGCAGGGTATCTGTAGCATGTCTTTGTCGATTGATGCGACAACAGTATTAGGTCCACACCGTGTAGCTTCTATTGCTATTAGGTCATCAGCTTCTTCTCCTTCACTTACGATTGCACCAAACTTCTTCACCATATAGTCACGAACATGACCTAAGTGCTTTGGTTTATCACTTGCTTTCCTGTTCCCCTTGTAAGGGTAACTCTTTGCTACCTCAAAACGAAAGTTAGTAGACCCAGTTAAATACACCTCGTATTGGTCAGGTGTAACGAAGTCTAACGTCTCCTCAAGAACGAAGTCGAGAAGTACCTCTACTTTCTCTTCCGCGTCCTTGGGGAGATCGTCTTGAGTGGCAAAGGCTGCTCGGTATGCGAGGATGTCCCCGTCTACTAGAACCTTGCCTTTAGCCATTAGAAGCCGCCAAAGGTCATTGATCCATCGTCACTCTCAAAGGCTACATTTTCTACGTATGTATAACCTCCCGCTCGTGTTGCGTGTGCAAAGGCTTGTCCTAGCCCGTAGAGGTCAACAATGTTACCTCGTACCACTGTTGTGCTACCATCGAACCCATCTTCTTCACTATCTGCTGTGAATGTAATAGATACCTGCATTAGAACCCGCCTTCGTCATTGTCTGCTTCATACTTAAGGTGGTCGGTAACTAGAACCTTTTCCATAGTTGTGATCTTACCGTCCCATACATCGAACTTCACTGTAGCCTTAGAGCCGTTACCAATGAGACCATCTTCATTCCAGTCCCAGTTAACATACTCTCCGTCAACCAACTTGAGAACCGCTGGAGCGCCTGTAACAACTCCTTGTTCGCCTGTCTCTTGGTTACGGAACTTAGGGTTAAAGTGAGGTCGTGTCGCCTTATAGAAACCCTTACCTTCTTTGCTAGTCTTAAACAGTTGCGCTTGTAGTCCCTTGTTTGGGATGCCATCAGCAACCATCTTACTCTTTGTATCCTCATCAATGACGCAATTAACAACGTAGATGCCTTGCTTTGCATCAAAGTTATTTGCCATATCAGAACCGTCTCGTGGTCCCATGTCACGGTCTTCTTCCCGCAACTTAGTCCACTCTAGTTCACACTCTACATAAACTTTCTTGCCCATTGAATTTCCTTTCAGTCGGGGTGTCGTATTATACTATATAGACCCAAATCGTATTCTCACAAGTAAATAAATAAAATATTTACCTTAGTGAATATCCGCATATGTATTACCAAATTGTACGTCTGTTCCTAGTGGTACATTTAGCTTTACCTTCTCGTTTAGCTTAATAGCTGCATCGTGCATAACCTTCTCTACGGCATCCTCATCTCCTTTCTTAACTAGGGCAATCACCTCATCGTGAAACTGACCTATACACTTAATTCCGTTCTTACGACACAGGGCAACCCATGTATCAAAACAGAACACTCCAGTGCTTTGGTTAAGCGTACTGAAACGATCCTTCTCGCTCCGTAAGCTATGCCAAAACCCTGACACTGGGTTCTTGAGCCACATGCCCTCAAACAACTCCCGTGTCTTTGCTCCTGTAGCTACCTTCTCAATGGCCCAGTTACGTGACCAGAAGGCATCTAAGAGGGTCTGACTAGCCTTCTTGCTCATGCCAGTACCTCGTGCAAGGGCTGCTGCTCCAATGCCATACGTGGCGCTGTAGTTAACAACCTTGTAGTTCTTGCGTAACTCCTTAAGTGACCTCTCACCAGAGTTGTGCATGTCGATGTCACTCTGCCTAATAAGACCTGCGTGTAGTGCTAAGTCTAAGTGTGGATCAAACCCCTCCGTACTCATAGCTTCCACATACTCAGGGTCGTATGGCTTCATGTAGTGACGCTTAGTTGTATCCTCCAGCGATGTCATGTCAGCACCACAAAGAACATAACCTTCTGGTGCAGTCAGGCACCCTCGGATTACATCACCATACGGCTTGTCTACGCTGGGTAGATTGACCAGTGGCTTGAAGTGCTTGAAGCGGAACGTGTTAGTTAGTCCAGCGACACTAGCCTGTAGATAACCGTCTGTGTGGCCCTCTAAGAAGCTCTTTAAGATACCAGCCCTGTGAGTAAGAACAGTGAGACCATCAAGAAGGTCAACAGCAGCATCATTAGAAGAAAGTGTCCTAACGCTACTACATAATTCAGACCCTTTGCGTACTTGCTCAATTTGTCTTGTGTCTCCACTTTTCTTATCCCTTACAAACTTAAATGTACGTGGTTCCCAACCAAGAGAGTACAGCCAGTCCTTAACCTGATCGTTAGAGTTAGGGTTGCCTCGCTCCTCGCCTGTCTTTACCTTAAAGCCTACTGTAGTCACAGACTGCTTGTACTCCTTGCAGAGAGCCACCCACTTCTCACCGTGTGATGATAGCTCTCCGTCCTTCTTGTTCATAACCTTTGGCTTTGCTGCCATACGTTCTAGGATACGCTTGGGCATAGCATCTGCGAGTTGCTCAACCTTCTCTTCTTTGAGACGGCTAATTTCATCGTAGGCTGCTTGTGCCTTTGGGACGTCTAATTTCCACTGTAGCTCCTCTTGCTCTTGAGCGCACTCTAGCTTGAACGACAGGTAGTCAATCAGACGGTCTTTGTCTTCTGGTGTGTCCTTGTACAGTTTGTTTAACTTAAGGTCTAAGTCACGCCATAGACGGTTGTTGATCTTAACGTCCTCATTGCACCTGTGAGCGTACTCTTGAGGCGTCAGGGTGTTCCAGTCCTTAATCACTGGCTTAGGCACTCCGTACTCCTCTCCGTAGCCCTCAAGACCGTGCTTCATGCGTCCGTGGTTGATGTACCAGCTTAGTGCCAGTGTATCTACCAGACGTGCTGTTACCTTGATGTCTAGCAGCTTTTCCACCGCAGGAATGTCGAAGCGGATTATGTTATGGCCTACAAG